CTACCTGGCCGCGTCAGGGTCGGGTGCAAGGGTGGGTGCAAGAGGGTCACTCGTCAGGCCCTCCAACGCCTCCATGGCGGCCCGGCGCTCGCCAGAGGACGAGCGCGCGTAGTGCCTCAACATGACGGCAGGATCATCGCCAATAATCTCAGCGACCAGGTGCAGCGGGGTCCCAGCGGCGAGCAGCAACGAGGTGGCCGTCGCCCTTATGTCGTGGATGCGGATGCGCGGCACACCCGCCGCCGCGACCCATCGGTCGTAGTCGCGGACAAGCTGGGAATTGCCGATCGGTCGTCCCAGCGTGTTCGGGGTCACCAGGTCATTGGCCTCCCACGCATCGCCCAGGGCGCGCTGCCGCTCCGCCAGTGTGGTGCGCCAGCGCTGGAGCGTTTCCACCAACGCGGGGCCGAACGGGACGGTCCGCGCGCTCCGCGGCGTTTTGGTGCGCGACTGGATGTGACGGATACCCCCGACGATGACCATCGTCTGCCGGACCGTTGCCGTCCCTGCGGCCAGGTCGAGGTCGGCCCAGCGCAGGGCGCAAAACTCCTCGCGCCTCATGCCGAGCAGCGCCAGCTCCCACACGGGCCCGTACGTGCTCTCCGCCGACGCACGGCGGAACGCGGACGCCTGCTCCGCCGTCCAGATGATTTTGGCCCGCGGCTGGTAGCCGCGGACGGCGGTCACTCCGCGCGCCACGTTGATGCGCACCATATCCAGATCCATCGCGTAATCGAAAATCTGGCAGAGCCGGAGCGCCGCCAACTGCCGTGTGCGCGCCCCTTTTCCTCGTCGCAATAAATCGGCATAAAATCGCGTCACGTCCGCCTTGGTCAGGCGCTGGACCTGCATCTCCCCAAGCGCGGGGACGATGTCGCGCTCGATCGTCCCCTGATAGCTCGCGTAGGTTTTGATGGCGAGGTCCTCACGATCGCTGTACCATTCGAGCCAGCCTCGCGCGACGCTCGCGATCGAGGTCGCGTCCGGGCGCGCCAGCGTTCCCAGGCGGATCTCCTCGCGCCACGCCACGAGCTGGTCCTCGGCCTCCCGACGGGTCGCGAACGACCGGCTGCGTTGTTTCGGCGGATCGCCGTCCACGCCGGGGACGGCGATCCGCGCCATCCACGGGCGCGACCGCTGTTTGTCCGAGAGCTTGCGGACGCTCCCTCTCGCCATGCACCAGCCTCCTGTCTATCTCCTGCCGCAGCAACGCAACGGGAATCAGCACCGTCGAGCCGAGCGTGACGCTGGGGATCTCGCCGGCGCGGACCATGCGCCACAGGTGCGACGCCGACACGCCGAGCATGTCCGCCGCCTCGGGGACGCGGACGGTGATGCGCTCCGGGTGCGTCGCCGCCAGTGTACCCCGCCGCGTCACGGCCGGGCCCCGATCCGCGCCACCGCGCGCAGCACCCGGAGCGCCATGGCATGCGCCCACGGGTCCCGCAGGTCCAGATCGTCGCGGACGGCGACGACGGCGGCGCGCTCGATGACGCGGACCAGGGCGGCCATGTCCGCGTCGATGCGGTCCAGGGAGGCGACCACGACCGCGTCGGCCTCGCCAGATTCGACCGCCTCGATGGCCGCGCGGAGCCGGGGGCGTGGCCCTCCCAGTGGCTCCAGGTCCACGATCTCGTGGACCTGGACCGCGCCGTTGCGGGCTCCCCAGATGGAGCAGGTGAACCGCTGCTGGGCGATGGTGTCCCTGTTGCCGTCGCTCCGTAGGTAGGTGATGATCCTCGTTGCCATGTGCCATCCTCCTCGTCGTGGGGAGGCTGTGTCCCCGCGCCCTCCCGGTATACCAGGCAGGTCAACCACCCACAATGGGGTGGCATGCGACGCCCTCTGTATGCAGCAAAGAGCCCCGGTCCACACGGACCGGGGCTCTTTTTGTGCGTCGTGGAGCGTGGCTCAGACCTCGCGCGGCAGCGGTGCGTAGACGCGCGCTGACGGGCTCCAGGACGCGTCGGGGACGACGCCCCGACCGACCGGCGGGACGGCGGACCAGTAGCGCTCCTGGGGGTGCTGGGGGGCCTCAATGTCGTCGTAGTCGGACCAGTCGGCCTCGTCGTCCCGCGCGGCTGCGGCGAGGGACGGGCGTTCCGCGCCGTGGTCGCGGACGAACTCGGCGGCCGTGGTTTGATGTTTGCAGGGACGCCCATGCGCGCCCGCCGGGCAGTCGCAGTGGTAGTCCCCGTCGATGGTGACGGTGTAGACGGTACCGGGGGCGGACTCGCTGGCGACGGCGATGGTGTTGGCGCTGGTCCAGCGGGTCAGAGCCCGGGCGTAGGCGGCGACGGCGGACGCGGCGGCGCGGCGGGTGGCGGCGCGGCTTTGGATCTCGGGGCGGGTCATGGGCGTTTCTCCGTTCGTTGGTTGGTGAGCCGCCCCCAGGACGGGGGCGGCGGGTCTTCGTCCTGGTCGGCCTGGTCGGCCAGGTCAGCGAGGTCAGCGAGGTAATCGGCGTCGGCCAGGTCAGCGAAGTAATCGGCGTCGGCCAGGTCAGCGAAGTAATCGGCGTCGGCCAGGTCGGCGAGGTAATCGGCGTCGGCCAGGTTGGCGAGATAATCGGCGTCGGCCAGGTCGGCGAGATAATCGGCGTCGGCCAGGTTGGCGAGATAATCGGCGCTCGCGCCGTTGGGGCCGTACGCGCGGATCGCGTAGTCGTAGCCCCAGCCGATGAGGCCGGACGACAGGATCTCGATCGTCCAGTCGTCGACGCTCAGCGCGTAGATCTCCTCCTCCTGTTCGGCGCGGTCCATCTCCCTCAGCAGCCGGGCGGAGCGGTCGGTGTTGATCGAGATGGGTTGCAGGGCGACGATGCAGCGCTCGTGCTGCAGCTGCCCTTTGGCCCACTCGTCCAGGCGTCCGGGCACGGTCGTCAACCACCGCGCCCCCTCGTGCCCGAGCCCGGCGGGGAGCACCACCAGCGCCACGCCGGGCGTTCGGTAGGGCACCCACGCGTCCACGCGGTCGGCGTCCATGCGGGCGGCCCGGATCGTCGCGCGGAACTCCTCGTCTGTCAGATCCCAGGTCGGGCGGCCTCCGAGCCGCGCCTCCAGGGCGGCGCCGTGGGCCGCGCCCCGCGCCGCACGGTCCACGCGGAACAGGCGCCCTTTGTTGTCGTAGCCGTAGTAATCGCCGTCGGAGTCGTCCTGGATCAGCTCGGCGGGGCGGTCCGCGCGGGGGATGCGCAGCGCGAGCCGCGTGCCGTCGGACAGCGTGATCGTGCGGTCGTCGGTGGTGGTCATCGTGATCGTCGCGTTCATCGTCGTCTCCCTGGTGTTTGGTTGGTGATCCGCCCCCAGGACGGGGGCGGCGGTCATCGGGTGTTCGGTGGGCTAGCTGCGCATCATGGCGGCGTAGGCCTCCTTCGCTTCCCTGGGGAGGTCATCTCCTCCCCATCTGCCCTTAGTATAGCATGATCCAACGTAGGATGCAAGAGGGTAATGGTAGGATATTGGTAGATATTATGGCTAGCCAATTTGGTCCAATGCAATACCGACGTAGGACATGGTATACTGGGGGAGTGATAAGGTGAAAATGAGGAGGAAACGACCATGCCAATGCGAGAGAGGAAAGGCGGCAAAGAGGTTGCCGAGGGCCAAATATGGATCAGCGTACGCATCCCACTGGACGTGCACAGCGACCTCAAGGGGCGAGCGAAGGACATCGACCGTAGCGTCAGCTGGCTCATGCGGCAATACGCCATCCAGGCAACCGGACGCAAGCCGGAGGGACCCACGGAGCTACCCAGCACCAACGCCTAGCGCCGATCCTCCCCGCACCCGTCCCGCAGCTCCTATGCTGGCGGGGCAAACGAGCGGGGAGGGGATGGGAGATGCGGGAGATGCATTGGGACGGGCCGACGACGGTGATCTCGGAGCGGATCGCAACCGGCGTTGAGATTACAACGGTGTTTGAGCTGCGTCGCATCGGTGCGGCACCGGAATACGCGGTGCGGTCCACGCTCCGCATGGCCGACGAGGTTGGGGTGCTCCGGACGGTCCGGGCATATGATCGAGTCGTCGAAACGACGCGGGCCGTCGAGCAGTGCCACGAGCACACGGTGGCCGTCGCGATCGAGACGATGCTATCGGCCTCGGAGGAGCGCCGGGCTAACCTGTCGCAGGGTTGGAGCTGAGCGACGCATAGAGGAGTGGAGGGGAGGGAACATGGCCGAACGACCTGAACTGCGAACGCAGTTGGAGGATGGGACACTGATCCGGACATGGGCGTCGCCCGGCGGGGGACGGGACTCAGGGCGCACCGCCGTCTATCGTCCCGGCAAAACGCACTGGACGGAGATGGACAACTGCGGCTCAACGCCAACCCCGATGCGCCGTAGCCACGAGCGCTACGTCGCATTGGCGACGGCGCGCCAGCTGGATTACCAGATCCAGGAGGATATGCGGGCGCGGCGCTGCCCGCGCATATCGGAGGAACGGCGCGCCGAGCTACGCGAGCAGATGCACCAGATCCGCGCGGCCCCCCGCCGCGCCCGGCCGTACAACCCCGTGCCCTGGCCCTGGCTCTAGCGGTACGCGTTTGGTCCGCATCTCGTCCGCAAAAGCCCCCGGTGCATTGTGCACCGGGGGCTTTTTCCCTTCCTTATATGTTCCTTGACATGCAGATTTTACGACCCCGACATTTTCGAAGATAATGAAACGTTAGGTGCACTTTTACGAGGGACTAAGCAACGCATGTCCACGAAAATTGGTCCCGCGACCTTGCTCCTTGGTTAATCTCCACCTCCAGCCGCGCTCACACACCGCCAACCGCGCCCCCATCCCGCGCATCCCTGGGGGGCTCAGGCGACCGATGCGGCGGAGGTCCGCGCCTTGGCAACGCGCGCGAGCTGACGGCGGCGCACGGCGTCGACCTCGGGATCGACCCCGTCCTGACCCATCGCGCGCCGGTAGTCGTTGTGCAGGCGGTAAGCGGCCTGGATCCCGTCCTCGTCCCCCAGGTCGGCCAGCGCCTCCATGAGCATCCGGACATAGGACGGATGCACCGGCTCGAGCATGGTCAGCGTCCGCGCCAGCCCTGCAGCCTCCTGGTGGTCGCCATCGGCGGCGCGCCGGTCGGCCAGGTCGGCCAGGCACTGCAGGTACGATTTTCGCAGCTTCTCCCGCGCTTTGCCCGCCCACGCCGGCGCATGGTCCCCGCCGAGATCCCCGCCGTACGCCGCGACCATCGCGCGCAACGTCTCGAGGCCGTCTCGCCAGTAGGCCGCGAAAACCTCCGTAGCACGATACCGCTCCAGATCGACGTCGGCGGCCAGCGCGTACGTGCCGTTATCCAGGTCCACCAGGTCGGGGCACTGGGCGCGCAACCGCGCCAGCGCCCGCGTCGTCGCGACCCGCGCCCGCAGCAGCGGCTCGCCGTCGACGTCCGGATGCATCGCGTCGATGATGCGATCCAGTTTGACTGGCTCAGGTCCCAGCAGCGCCAGTGCCACCACCAGATCCCGCGCCCCCCGCGCGAGGGGCACGGTCGCGCCGTCGCGCGCCACGGTGATCTCTCCGAGCACCCGCACCGTCCAGCGGATCATGACCGCACCTCGATCGCGATCCGTCCGTCCAGGCGGGGCGGCCGGCCCCGGCCACGCCTGGCGACTGCCTGGTCCAGGTCCCCGGTCAGCAGCTGATCGGCGGACATCCTGAGTAGCGATGCCTCGTTATCGCGCCACCAGCGCGCGTCCGTCTGATCGAGCAGGGCGGCCAGGCTGCGGCGCAGCCAGGCGCCGCGCGTCCCGGCGCGCCGGCCACGGACCACGCAGCGGGCGATGATCCGGTCCCGGATCGGCGTCGCCACCTGGATCGTCTTGACGCGACCCACCAGCTCCGGCAATGGCAGCGGAGACTCGGCGGCGGTCCGGGCCCACTCCCCCGCGTGGTCCTCGGTGGGCTCCTGGCAGGTGGGGCAGGGGGAGGCGGCGCGCTCGCGCACCAGGGCGGCGCGCTCGCGGGGGGTGCGGCTCCCGGCCAACGCGACCCAGTCATGGCCGCACGCCCAGTCCCCGCGTAGCAGCTCCGGCGCCCGCACCACGCCCCCTACCATCGTCCCCCGCGCCGCCGTCGCCATGGCTCCGTCCCTCCCTGCTCTCCGCTCTCTGCCCCCACATAGTAGTCCATGACGGGGGCTTTGTCAAGGGGGTAAAGCGTAAAAATGCCAAAATATCTATTTTGTCCGATTACGCGGACCTATTCCTGGGATGATGGTCTGTGAGGGGAGGGCGGAACCGGAGAGTATCGGACCAGCCCCGAGGAGGACCGGATGGAGCAGCCGAGCAGGCGACCGGCGCTGCTGGCGGTGCGACGAGATGTCGCGATCAAAATCATGGCGAGCGACGCGGAGGCGGCGACGATCCGCGAACGGGCGGCGACGCTGGGATACCGGACGACCGCCGACTACGTCCGCGCCATGGCGCTGCAGGAGCGCCACCGCAAGACCACGTAGACCCACCCAGCACATCATCTCTATACGCACACACACGAGGCCCGGCGACGATCGTCCGGGCCTCAACCATTGGGAGGACACAACGATGACCACTGCGCCCAACACCTCGCCCTCGCTGGGCGACCTCAACCGTTTGCTGGCCGCCGTCACAACCGACATGGCGGCCTCGATCAACCGGTACTGCTGTGAGGAACACCGCGCGCCGCGATCCGCGATCCGCGCCTCGCTCATCGCCTCGATGGACCTGCACAGCTCCATCCTGCGCCTGATCCAGGACGCGGCACCGGCGGCGATCGACGACGACCTGGACGGCATGGCCGCGGACGAGCTGGCGACCATGCGCGGCGCGCTGTACGCCTCGCTGCTCGTCGAGCGCAGCTACCGGACCGATCTCTGGTACGTCGCGGACACCGGCGGCTACTGGACCGTTGGACGCGAGCGCGGCGGGCTCGATGACGAGTGGCAGACCAGCGCCCACTACGCCGCGGTCGCGGAGGCCGAGGTCCGCAACCGGCGCATCGATGAGGCGCACCGCGCGGTGGCGGCGCGGGCCGGGGCCACCACGAACGACGACACCGGCGACGGCGCCCACCCGTTCTGACCGCCCGCCGCCACAGCCCCCACGCGGCGTCCGACGGCCGCACCCACACCAGCGCACCACCACGATACCCCGGAGCCCGCACAGAGGCGCTCCGGGGCCATAGACGACACACTCCCGAGCGCCGCAATCGGCGCTCGACCTGTATGCAAAGGAGCACGACCGATGAACGATGAAACCACGGAGCAACTGCGCGCGCGCTACGCCTCCAGCTTGCGCTACGCCGGGACGCGCACCATCAGCAATCCGTACCGCGTCATGGACGACGGCAACGGCTGGGAGCTCATTAACGAGACCGGATACATGTGGATGGCCGACGCGCCGCGCACGTACGAGGACGCGCTCCGCGCGGCGATCGCTCTCAACACCTACGTCTCCCCGCGCGACGTCCGCGAGGGCTATGAGTACATGTCCATGACCGAGCGCGACGTCAAAAATTGGGAAAACAACGAGGCGCAAGCGCGCGAGGACGCGCGGGTGGCGGCGCTGGCCACCAGCACCGACGACCTCGTCGACCTGCTCATGGAGCAGGACGACCTGCCCTGGTAAGCCCCGCCCCCACGACGTCGCACGCGGCCTGACCCGCGCTGGCCCCCCGCGGGCCCTCACCTCGCCCCCACGGCGAGCGGCGACGCGCCCCCGCGAACCCCCGATTTGCCCCCGATTTACGGGTAAATCCCCACCGAATAATGCCAGGCCTTGGTTTTGGTGCAGCCGAGTACTAGCCTAGCGATGCCGGCTGCAACGAACGTTGTTCGGCGCCGATCGGGTCCACCCGACCGGCCATCCACCACCCGAGGAGGACGACCATGGCCCTAACCGAAACCCCCAACACGACGAACGCCTACCGGGCCGAATTCGGCCGCGGGATCGAGCTGGTCTCGCCCCGCGACGCGGACCTGATCGACCGCCTCCGCGCGCTGCCAGACCGGCGCTGGGACCCGATCGCCTACCGCTGGATCGTCCGCAGCGTCCCCGCCAACGCCGCGCCCCTCGCCGCCCTGCTGGAGGACTTCGGTTTCTCGGTCGATCCGGCGGTGGAGCGCGAGTTGGCGCGGATGGCGGCGGAGGCGCGCACCGCGCCGGTGCGCCCGGTGTTGCCGGCCAGGCGGATCGAGGTGTCCGGCGGCGACTACGCGATCTATGCGCCGTACGACGTGGCGCTGACCGGCGCGATCAAGGCCGCCTTCTCCGTCCGTACGTGGGACGGGGAGAACAAGCGGTGGCTGGTCCCGGCGACCAAGCCGACGGTGCTGGCGCTGCGCCGGTTGGTGGCGGAGTGGGACCTCGTGATCGGCGCGGACGTCGCGGTGCACATGGACGGCGTGGTCGGGGCGACGGTCGCGGCGGTCGCGGCCAGCCGGGCGGAGGACGCGGAGATCGAGATCGAGGGCCTGGGCGGGACGCTGCGCCCGTTCCAACGGGCGGGCGTCGCCTACGCGCTGCGGGCACGGTCCACCTTCATCGCCGACGAAATGGGCCTTGGTAAAACGCCGGAGGCGCTGGCGACCATCGCGGCCGCCAACGCGTTCCCCGCGCTGATCATCGTCCCCGCGTCGCTCAAGCTTAACTGGCGCAAGGAGGCCAATCGGTGGCTGCCGGGCCGGTCGGTGGCGATCATCAACGGCAGCGCAGGCGAGGTGCCCGACGCCGACCTGGTCATCATCAACTACGACATCGCGGCCAAGTGGTGCGCCCGGCTGTGCGCGCACCGCTGGGGCGCGTTGGTGTGCGACGAGAGCCACGCGCTCAAGAACAGCAAGGCCAAACGGACGCTCGCGATCCAGGAGATCGCGGGGCACTGCGGGATGCGCCTGCTGCTGTCGGGGACGCCGCTGGTGAATCGGCCGGCGGAGCTAGCGCCCCAGCTCGAGATCCTGGGCCGCATCGACGAGTTCGGCGGCGGCTGGGCGTTCCGCCAGCGCTACACCGACGCGTGGCGGGACAGGTTCGGCTGGCACTTCGACGGCGCCAGCAACCTCGACGAGCTGCAGGAGCGCCTGCGCAGCACCTGCATGGTGCGGCGCAACAAAGCCGACGTCCTGACGGAGCTGCCGGCGAAATCGTACTCCACCGTCCCGCTCGAACTGAGCAACCGCAAAGAGTACGAGCGGGCCGAGCGCGAGTTGATCGCGTGGCTGCGGGAGAAAGCGGTGGCGGACCGTGGGTTCCACGCGCGGATCGCGGGGTTGGCGAAGGAGGACCAGGAGGCGGCGCGGGCGGCGCGGGCGGACGACGCGGAGTACAAAGCCCGGCAGGCGGAGCAACTGGTGAGGCTGAACGCGCTCCGCCAACTGACGGGGCAGGGCAAGCTGCAGGCGGCCCGCGAGTGGATCGAGGGTTTCGTCGAGTCGGGCCAGAAGCTCATCCTGTTCACCTGGCACCGCGAGTTGCAAGCCGCTTTGATGGAGGCGTACCCCGGTGCGGCGCACATCCTCGGGGACGACTCCACGGAGGAGCGCCAGGCGGCGGTGGAGCGGTTCCAGGCCGACCCGGAGTGCCAATTGATCGTCTGCTCGATCCGGGCGGCCGGCGTCGGCCACACCCTGACGGCGGCGTCGAATGTGGCGTTCCTCGAGATGGCGTGGACGCCGGGGGACATGTCGCAGTGCGAGGACCGGGCGCACCGCATCGGGCAGACGGACGCCGTCACCGTTTGGACGCTGGTCGCGGAGGGCACCGTGGACGAGGAGATGGACGCGCTGCTGGCCAGCAAGCGGGCGGTGCTGGGCGCCGTCCTGGACCACGGGACGGCCGGCAACGGGGGCGGCGAGAGCGTCCAGGCGGAGTTGGTCGGGCGCCTGCTCGACCGCTGACACCCACAAAACGAGGCCGCCGGTGCGAGCAAGCGCACCGGCGGCGATGAAAGGAAGCGAACCTGCCATGAGTGTAACAGACCGGGACGTGTCGGGTCCCAGCAACGACAAGACTGGGCGGACCTACGCGCCCATGCACACCTGCATCCTGCGCTCACCCGCGCTCAGCCCTCACGCCAAGATCCTGTACGGGTGCCTGGTCGGGGAGGTGTCGGATCACGACGGGATGGTGGATCCGGCGCGGGAAACGCTGGCCGGATACCTGGGCAAGAGCGTGGACAGGGTGGACGTCTACCTGGGTGAGCTCAAGCAGGCGGGGCTGATCCGGATCACCCGGCGTGGGCTTGGGAGGAACAACGCGTACGCCATCCTGGCCCCCAACGCGTGGACGAACACGGGTTTGATCGCGGCCGCCAAGGCCGACCACATCGAGGTGCGCCATGCCGATTAAAAACCCGCGCGGGACGATCGTCCCGGACGAGATCCTGGACCAATGGCCGCACCAACTGAGCGGCGCGGAATTCAAGGTGCTCTTGTACATTGTCCGCCGGACGATGGGGTTCAAACGAGATCGCGACGCGATCTCGCTGGACCAGTTCATGGGCGGATTGGTCCGCCAGTACGATGGGAAACGCCTGGACCATGGCTGCGGTGTCCGGGACCGCACCACCGTCGTGGCCGCGCTCACGCGCCTGGAAAAATTGGAGCTGATCCGGCGCACGCATACCCACAAGATCACCGGCGCCGACGGCATCAACTACTACAGCCTGTGGCTCGACGATGAGGAGGAAAACCACGAAACAGGGGGTAGGAAAATCCTACCCCACGTGGAGTGGGAAAATCCTACCCCACGTGGAGTGGGAAAATCCTACCCACAATTAACAGGGACGAACAGGGACGAACAGTTAAGAGAGGCGAACGCCTCTCCGGCTCAACCGACGGACAACCATGGATCGGTCGAGAGCGATCCGGCTCATGATGACGTCCGGCTCAGTCAAGAAGGGAACGAGCGGTTCGGTTCGGATCGTCCGTCCGTAAAGCAAACGGACAATCCCTCGCGCACCAAGCGCGTCCGGAAGGAGACGACGACGCCGACACCGAAGAAAGTTCCCCCGCCGGAATGGGCCGTCGAGGCCGCAATCGAGTTCCATCGCGCGATCCAGTGGGCCCCCGTTAAGCCCACCCTCATGGCCCGTTGGTCGGGGGTCATCGCCGAGGTATGCGCGGACCTGCCCGAGGACGACCGCAAAGCATTCCTCGCGTCCTACGCTGCGCAGAAGTGGGTCAAGTCCAATGCCTTCAAGGTGGGAGTCCCGAATATGAGCGATAACCTCGCCGGCTGGAGGCACGCTCAGGCGAACGGCACCTCGCCGGACGCCAAGACCCAGCCGGCGAACGCGCTGGCCGCCCCAGCGGCCCCGCTGCCGACCCCGACCGATTGCCCGCGCTGCGGGCAACCCACGGGGACCCCCCACGCCAAGAGGAACGGATGCCCCGGCCGGGGCATCGTCGGAGAGGAGGACAACGATGCAGCAGCATGAACACACCCTCGCCTACGACCAGGCGATGGCGATCCTGCGCACCGCCCGCACGGGCGGCGATGAGCCACCGCCGCCGCTCGGGTGCGACCGCTGCCACTGGACCGGGCTCTGTGACGGCCCGGACAGCCCCCGTACGGGCTTGCAGGTGGCCTGCCCTTGTACGGAGTCGCGGGCGCGGGTCCGCGGCCTCTCGGGGGCTGCCAGCCGCCTACCCCTGCTGTCGAGGCTGGGGAGCCGGGACACCGTCGGCAAGCGGTTCTCCAAGCGGTTCGGGGAGCTTAAAACGTTGCCCGACCAGGTGCACGCGGTGGCGGCGCTGCGGGCCTGGATCGTGGATCCGGGCGCGCTGCTGGCGCTGATCGGTCCGGCGGGGACCGGCAAAACGTTGCTCGCGATGGCCGCGCTGTGGGCGGCGGCGGACGCGGAGACGCACCAGCCGGTCTATGTCCCGGTCGGGGACGCGCTGCAGTGGCTCCAGACCGCGCCGCGCGACGAGGCTGCGGCGGCGATCGATCGGTGGATGGCCGCCGACCTTGTTCTGCTGGACGACCTCGGGGTCCAGGTCAAGGCGGGGTACAAAGGTGAGGACGCGGCGCTGGCCCTCTACGCGATCATCAACCACAGGTACGCGATGCAGCTGCCGACGATCATCACCACCAACCTCGCGCTTGGCGACCTCGACGAACGCCTCCGATCGCGCCTGGAGGATGAGGACGATAGCCGCATCATCGTCATGCCCGGCGCGTCGGTCCGGACCCACGGCGCCGACCGCATGGTCGGATGGCGCTCCGTCAACGATGGGACGCCGACCGACCACCACAACTACCCCGGCGGCGCGATCTGCGCCGCGTGCCACCAACGCCCGTGCATCTGCTAGAGGAGGATGGAGATTATGGAGATGGATAACGACCCGTTCGCGGAGGCCGTCGAGGGCTTCCGGGTCCCCGCGATCGAGGACCCCAACCCGGCGACGACCGAGGGCATCGACCTGGGCGCGCTGCCGGACATGGCGGCCTGGCCCACCGTGCCGCTCCCGCCCCCGCCGGATGAGCGCGAGGAACCGGCGAAGGAAAAGGCGAAGGAACCGGCGGGGATCCCTGCCGAGGTGGTCCACCTCTCGCAGGCGGGCGGCGCGATGGTGACGCTGGGAGCCAGGCGCCACCCGGAGGTCGGGATCAACGACTGCTTGCCGACTGGAATCCCCGCCATGGACGCTAAAACCTTGAGGCTCAAGAGGGCTGAACTGATCCTCCTGGGCGGAATCTCGGGCGGATGCAAAACCGCGTTTGCGACCCAACTGGCGATCAACATGGCGATCGCCGGCTACACCGGATACTACGTCTCGATCGAGATGTCGCTGGTGGACATGCTGGCGCGGATGCTGGCGGCGGTGGGCCACTGCCGCAACCATGCACTCAACTCGGGGACCTGCTCGGACCAGGAATGGGCCGACGCCGAACATGCCTACGAGACCATCATCCGGGGGCTGGACCTGTACATCGACACCAGACAGATGGTGACCGTCGAAATGATCTGCCAGGCGGCGCGGGCCATCAAGGCCATGGGCGGCAAGCTCGACTTCCTCGCCGTGGATCACGCGCAGATCGTCGCGCTGGATCCGAGCCGGCGCGGCGGCTCGCGCGACGTCGGGGACGTCGGCCGCGCGTTGCGCAACCTGGCCAGAGAGCTCAACATCGTCGTCATCCTGCTCAGCCAGGCCAACTCCAAGTTTGAAGGCAGACTCCTGGCGGCCAAGGAGCGCGACAAGGGCAGCATCGTCCCCGTGTACGGAGATATTGCCGAGTCGCAGCAGCTGATCTAGCATGCCGACGCGCTCTGGTTTATCTACAGGCCAGCGGTGATCCAGGACGCGGAATGCGACCCGCTCGGCCTGCACCTCCTCAAGGTGCGGCAGGGCTCGGTCGGGGTCGTCCCGCTGCTCTACCGGCGGAGCTACACCAGGGTCGAAGATGCGGACATCATGGTCCCGCGCTACCAGCCGCCGCGGGCGCCGCGCCCCGCGCCACCCCCGCCGCCGGGGCCGGTGCAACCCTCGTTGCTCGTCGACCCCAACCCCGCGCCGACGCCGGGGCGGGTCCACCTGGCGGCCTGGGCGACCACCGGGCCCGACTACTCCGGGCTCGACGAGCTGGGGTTCTGAGCGGATATGCGCCGCTCAGCGCCACTGTCGGCGCCAACACCATCGCTGCACATAGCTATCCCAACACCGCGTGACCGGGAAGCACCCGGCCAACACCACACCACGGAGGACCACCATGACCAACGAGATCAACCTGATCGCCGCCGCTCGCGGCGGCAGCACGAGCGTGAGCGCCGCGAGGGCTGCGGCGCGCAACGAACGCATCGAGGAGGGGGCCGAGCCGCTCCACCTGACCATCGACATGAGCAACGAGGACGTCCGCTCGCGGCTGCTGCGCGGCTACCACTGGCGGGTCGACGAGGTCCATCGCGCGACCCTCGCCGTCACCCTGGTCCCGCCGGGCGAGGAGGACGCGGAGCGAGCGCGGGTGGTCGCGCACAACGCGGAGCGCCTACGCGCACCTCCGGACCGTCTCCCGGCTCCTGGGTCAGGCCCGCGCCTGGTCGTGGGTCCGCGCCGGCGCGGACCCCTACGGCTGGACCTACGCGTCGGCGCGGGATCACCTGGAGAGCCGCTACGACGCGGACCAGCGGGCGGCCATCGCCATCGTCGCCTGGTGCGACGGGTTCCTCGCCGAGATGGAGCGCTGCCGGACGCTCCACGCCGAAACGCTGGCCGCAGAGCCGAAGGAGGGCTAGACCATGACCGAGCACAACTGGACGTTGGAGGAGGCCGCAGCCACCATCGCGATCCTACGGTCGCGTGTCGACCTGGCGCGCGAACAGGAGGCGGCGTCCTCCATCGAGATGGACCGGCTGTCCGCGCAGTCAGCCGATCGCTACGAGAGCATGCGCGTGCTGTCGATGCTGCTGGCCGACGCCGTGGCGCGGCGCGACCGCGCCGCTGGGCGGGTGCGCGGACGGGACGGTTGTCCGCTCCACGGGACCGCGCGCTACCGCGCGGAGTACAGCGAGGAGGACCTCCACCACATCGTCCGCGCGTCCTGGCGCGTCGCCTGGGAGAGCACGATGGATGCCGACGATGCAGCCCGATGATCCGCGCTGCATCCACCTGACGACGTACGAGGCCGCCGTGCTCAAAAGCTGGGCCAGGCTCGCCAACGACGCCCACGCGGGCCTCTACGACCCCACGGGCTTGCCACGCATCCGTGGTGGACCGCACCAGCACAAAACGCGATCCCAGGCCGTCGATCGCGCCTGCGACGAGGTGCAACGGCAACTCGACGCGATCGGGGACGGCCGCGCGAGCGGAGAGCCCCCGGAGATCCCCCAGGCCGACACGTAGCACCGCACCCCGACCACTGGCAGGGGTCCGGTCCAACAACGCCGCCTGGAGTCTCTGGGGCGGCAAGGATAAAAACGAGAGGAGGCCCGATGACGCCACAACAAACCACCGCGTACCGGCGCCCGTGCCGCCGGGCCGAGGAGACAGCGCACCCGCGCTACGGGCCGCGGCGGGTCGATCGCGGCTACCTCATGCTCGCGACGAAGCTGACCGTGAACATGGGCAGAGAATGAACGGCGTTTTCCCAGGGCCGTGCGCTCTGGCATGTATCAATTTCCGTCCAGGCGCCGTGGGGCGCGGTCCCCGTGGCGCGGTGGCCCGAGGCGACCCGGCGCGTGGCGCGGGAGGTCGCCCAGGCCGCCCTGGCCGACGTGGGTGACCAGGACGCCGGCGACATCCGCGAGGACGGCGACATCTGCGCGCACACCCGCCGCGCGCTCACCGCTGGGGAGGCGCGGGGCCTGGCCGACCACGACGTACGGCCGCCCTACTGGACGGCATAGCGAGAGAGGACGACAAACATGATCACCAAGGACCTGGCCACGATCTACCGCATGACCCAGCCGACGCAGCCGGGCGACGACCAGCAGCCGGGCGACGTGATCGCCATCGCGGCGACGACCACCGGGCCGTGCGACGGCCGCGCTGAACACATCTGGCGCTTCGCCCGCGAGCTGCGCGCCTACGGCAAAACGACGTACGAGTACGCCTGCGAGCGCTGCTACGCGCGCTACTACGGAACCGGCGACGGCGTCCGCGAGACCGCCCGCGCCGCGAAAGCGCAACAGGCCATGGCCGCCAACGGGGGCGGGAAAATCCTGGATATGGGCGAGCACATGGGGCGGCGCGAGCGGCGGGAGGCGGAGCGCAACCGCCGCAAGGTCGTGGCGAAGATGCAACGGGCGGACCCGGCGCACGGGCCACGGGAGCTGTAGGGCGATGGGGAGGTACGAGATCACGGGCGCGCCGGGCGGCCGCTGGGCCGTCTGGGACACCTGGGAGGTGGACCCCGACCCGCGCATCTTTGCGACGCGCGGAGATGCAGAGGAGTGGGTGGAGGACCAGGGCCATGGAGACGACTGAGGCGATGCGCCGGGCGACGAAGGACGCGGGGTGGAAAGACCACCTGGTGCTACCGTGGGAGCCGCTGATGGGCGGGTACGCGCGGATGCGTTGCTGCAACGAGGGATGCGGGGCGGAAACGCTCCGCGCCCCCGACGGCGCGTTGATCGGCGACGCGCACACGACGCGCTGCCCGTACGAGTACGAGGACGACGAGGACGACGAGGAGGACCAGGGCGATGGAGCGTGAGTGGAAAGAGGCTGGCCAGCACACCGGGCTCTACGTCGACGGCGCGTACGTCGGACAGGTCGTGGCCTGCGACGACGCTGGGTACCGGTCGACCCTGCGCGGCGGACACAAGCCGCGGTGGCACGCGAGCTTCGGCAAGGCCCAGTGGCGCTTGCTCCGCCTGGTGGAGCGACAGAGGGCACAACGATGAAAGACGCGTTCGAACTCGACCTGCCGTTGTTCGGGGGGCACGGGGAGGTGGTGCTGTACCAGCGCCCGTACCCCGCGACGCGCAAGGGCGTCCCACAACCGTTGCAGCTGGTGGGTCGCTGTCCCGACGAGGTTCGCGTCGCCATTTGGGATGCCGTCCTCGACACGCTGCGCGCCGACGGCATCAAGCCGCCGACCCCGAAGAGCAACGTGACGCTGCGCGTCGCGCTCTCGGAGCGCGGCGGCGTGCGCCTCGGGCTGTTGCTGGTGACGATCCAGGGCGTCCACGGCGCGCCTCGGATCGAGGCGCTGTACCGCGGCGTCTGGGCCATGAGCGACGAGGAAGCGTACTACTGGTTTGCCAAGTGCTGGGGCGCCAACGGATCGCGCGGCCGCCACGCGATCCGCGTGCTGCTGATCGGCTAAAGGAGGGTGACGGATGATCGAGCAGCCAACGGCGAGACCGCCGCGCACCCACGAGGACAAACGCCAGGACCCCGGCGACCGCTACTGGGTGTTGAGCCGGTATTCTACCCTGGACCGCACCGTCGAAACCGTTTGGTGGCACGATGAGGAGAGGCCAGAGTTCACCTTCGGACGGTACGCGGCCACGCTGGTGTACTCGGGGACCAGGCCCCGCACCCTGTGGCGGCGGAGGTACGACATCACGCGGGTCACGGTCGGCGGCCTCGACGAGGCGCACCACGCGGTGTGCGCGGCCGTGGAGGAGGGACGTATCCCCGATGGCGCGGGATGGGAAGACCTGAGCCAGAGATAGCCATCAATACGATAAAGCCGCACGTCGGGTCAAAGCGGAACGGGGTCCAGCGCAGGCCGGTCGGGATCGATCCCGGCCGGTCGCAGGCGGGACATAGAGCGTCGCACCGTGGGGCCGGGGATCACCCGGCCTCAACCATTTGGGAGGACCTGAGCAATGGACAAAGACAAGAACGGGGACGGGGACAACGTCGAGGTGTGCACCCCGCAGGTGGAGATACCGTGCATCCCGCCGGTGGGCGATGCGTACGTGACGGGCCTGGTGGACGTCCTCTCCGGCGGGAGCGCGGCGGGCCGCTGGGACCACCAGGCCGCGAGCCTGGACGAGCGCACGCGGTGGATCATCGCCGAGGCCATCCGGCGCGGCAAGCCCGTCGCGGTAACGGTGCAAACCGAGAAGTATGGCCGGGTCGGGGTGACCACGCGGCTCGTCAAGGAGTAAGCGACGATGGACACGATCGACCAGGCGCGCGCCGTGGCGCGGATCCACGGGCGCCGCATCGCCGGAACGCGGAAGGCGGACCCGGTGGGCGCGCCGGACGCGGGCTGGCGCTCAGGGGGTGTGCGTCGCCGTGTAGGTCTTCCCGCACGACATGCAGCGCCAGGTGGACGTCAAGGGGAACCCTTGCTTGATGCCCTGGCTGGCGTCGACGCCGTACCCGGTTTGCAGGAGCGTGCGGTAGGGTTTGCCGCAGTGGGGGCACGGCGGCTTCGTGGTGGGGGTGGTGGGCGTCGCGTTGGTCGGGGTGGAGGTGCTCATGGTTGGTCCTTCTTTCGTCGTCCGTGGTGACCGGGCGGGTGACCACCGGCGTCCGCCGGTGGGGAGGAGGGGAGCCTCGCGTCCCAGGACGCGCGCGCCGTGGTGCGCGGGGAACCCGACGTCCGTGGCGCGCACGGACCGCCCGAGGGCGGTCCCTCGCCACCCCCAGTATAGACCACGGGGCGCCGAACTCAGGATCGATCGAGCCGGTCCACACTGCCGGGGGCCAACGACGCATCCGCGGCAGCGATGGTCTAACAACGAGAAGCACCTGCGGGGCAGCATCGTGCAGCGAGATCTATGGGCGTTGTGGCGCGAGCTGCGTGATCAGGAACGCATGGAGACCGCAGGGGGCGTAACCAGCACCCGCCCCGCCACGGCGGCGGAGATTATAGCAAAACGCGTGTGGCCGGGTCAAGCCCGGCCACAACCGTATCCGACAGGAGGAGGACAACGTGAGCAAAACGCAGGACGACACGATGGGTTGGGAGGTCATCAGGGCGCTGGACCGAGCGGGACTGATCGCCCGGATTGTGGAGGCGGCCGAGGGGCGCATCGTGGTGCTGCCCTCGGAGCAGCAGGGGCGCTACCTGTTCGGGCGCGACAAGGTGGGCCACGCCATGTGCCTGGCCTGGGGCGCGGACGAGCATGTGGAGCGCGAGCAGATCGACGGGTGCTTCGATGAGATCGCGGCGGCTGGCCTGTGCATGCCCTTCTTGTTGTTCGGCGCGACCACATGCTACGGGGACAGCCGCAGCCGCATCTTCATGCAGGTGCCGTGGTGCTTCGAACGCGGGAGGATCATCGTTCGCACCATCAACGGATTCAACCTGCGCGGCAAGCCGGTCCCGTATCGGCTCCCGGCGACCGCGACCGCGAGGTAGCGCTGCAGGGCATGCCGAGCGGCGGGCATGTTGGGTCGCCGATCGGGCGGGGTTTACCCGGCCTCGGGCATGATCGCGTTGGGGGGCGGCGGTCCTTCCACGGTTCGGATCGCTTCCGCCGCCATCGCGATCTGCTGGATCAAGGTGTCCTCGTCGGTCAACGTTATTTCTCCCGCCGCACCGTCCGGTTGCTCCAGGACGTGCTGTGCCCCCCGCACCGCCACGTCATCCTTATTGCGGCGTCCCAACGCCAGGGCGAGGGTTGCCTCCTCCCGCGCGTCGTCGACGTTTCCGTAGGCGAGCAAGAGCGACGCTTGATTGGCGTGAGGGACGGCGGCGAGCGGCTCCAGGGAAATGGCAAGCCGGCAGATCTGCAGGAGTTCGTAGTGGTACCCGTTGTCGAGCAACGGCTTCACCCTCTCCTCGCTCATGAGCCTGTTCGACCATCCCTGGTCGGCCGGGCGATGGAGCGTGCGCTTGACCACGAATTCCAGGTGCGCCATGCGGTAGAGGCGACGCAGCACCGTGAGCCTGTAGCGATGGTGGGGCGCCCACGGTGGGATCGGTTGGTCGTAGTGCTTCCACAGGGCAACGGCCTCGTCCAGCGTGGTGATCGCGGCCCCGATCAGCCCCAGATACATCAGGCATCGGAGGTAATCCCGGACGGCGAGGTTGTGGAGGACGAATGCTTGCGATCCTGCCCGCGGACCGATCATGTATCGGCGGGCTGCAGCGATGGTGTGCGCGTAGCAGATGCTGGCGTGGTACAGCTGGCCGGTCTCGCTGTAGTATTCTCCGAGGTTGAAAATACCCAGAAACTCGTTGGCGTGGTCGATCTGGTACACGTATTCCCGCCTGGCGTCCTCGACCCGCCCGGCCCTCATGTACGCCACGCCCAGGTTGGCGTGGGCCGAACGGTGGTCCGGTTTGCTGGCAACCAGTTCCTCCAGCATCGCGATCGCTCTCGTGCTGGTGGTTTCTTTCTCGTCCAGGATGCACGCCAGTCCCTCGAGGACGTATGGGTTGTGCGGTTCGAGGCCGTAGGCGTGCTCCATGTGGGTGAGGGCACGGTCGAGGTGGTCTCGGTAGGCGTCGGCATCGTCGAGGGTCCGTGCCAGGATGCAGCGCAGGAACGACAACGCCCCCACACCCAGGAGCGCGTGCACATCGTCCTCGTTGGCGCGCAACGCGCGTTCGTAGTTGCGCGTCGCCTGTTCCTCGTCGCCCTTGCTCAGGTGTCGTTCGGCTTCCGCGACGTAGGGGTTGCCCGATGCGCCGATCACGATGTGCCGGGCCAGGATGTCGTGCTCCTCCATCATGTCCTGCTGCGTGTCTTTGATGCGCTCGCTTTCTCGCTCCGCCCCGCGGTTGTACCACCAGTTCGCGATGCCGACGAGCAGCGTAACGAGCAACGGGACCATCCAGACGAGCGGTTGCGCATCGCTGAAGGCGAAGTGGCTCACAACACCGCCGATGATCGATAGGACGATGCCAGCGAGCATCAACGTATTGAGGTGTGCCCGTAGATATTTCACCCCCTAATTATCCGTGATGCGCACAAAACCATAGCGCGGTTATGCAACAAAAGAGCGCCTGACCAACGACCATACCCGACCCACCAAGGTCGGACCATAGACGACCAACGAACGAGTGGCCCGCCGATGCGCGGGCCCGCGTGGCCCACGCCTACGCCACACCGACCGAGGCCGCCACGCGCCCCACAGCGCGTCCAATGACCACCACAACGTCGGCGCTTTCGCCGACGAAACCGACGCTCATCCGGGCGCAACTGCGTTTGTTCGAGGAAGAGGAGGAGGGAGCATGAAGATGGATCGGAACGGCATGTATCCGCAGCACCCCTGCCGGCGTTGCGGCGCGATGCTCAACGCCGACGGCTACCACGCGTCGGAGCTGTACGCCGGTGTTGGGTGCTATACCGGCCTGTGCGACGCCTGCAAAAACGCGCCGATGACCGTTGTGTGGACGTACCGCGACGGCGCGGTGCGGTTGGAGTACCCGCCGGGGGGACCGAGCGGGCGCCGCAACCGCCAGCACTACACCGCGTACCCGGACTGCACCCAGTGCAAGGGGGAGGGGTACCGCTGGGGGTCCAACGTTACCGGGTGGCCGATGCGCCACTACTGCGAGCCCTGCCTGCGGCGCTGGAGCGGCGATCCGGGCCGGGCCTGGTACGAGAGGATGCGCATCCGGACGCTGCCCGACCTCGTGCAGGCGCGGTGGACCCGCGCGTTGGTGGCGTACCGCAAGGCCCATCGGCTCCCCATGGGGGCGCGGATCCCCGACGATGCGGCGGCGGCGATGCACGCGCCCATGCTCGCTCAGTACCAACGGATCCAGGCGCGCCTGGATCGCATCGCCCGCGCGCGGGGCATCATCGACGACGACGGACACCTGACATAGATAGAAGGAAGGAAGAGGACAAGTAGATGGGAACGAAAATTGGATGGACGGACCAGACCTGGAACCCTACGACCGGATGTAGCCGCGTCTCCGAGGGATGCCGTCACTGCTACGCCGAATCGCTCAGCCTGCGCAACGGGTGGAGCAGAAAACCTTGGACGCATAACAACGCGCCGGAGAACGTCGTGTTGCACCCCGAGCGGTTGCGCAAACCCTACTCGTGGAAGACGCCCTCGCGCGTCTTCGTCAACAGCATGTCCGACCTGTTCCATGAGCAGGTCCCGGACGCGTTCATCGCCCAGGTCTTCGCCGTCATGGCGGACTTGCCCCAGCATACCTTCCAGGTGCTGACCAAGCGCCCCGAGCGCGCGGCGACGTGGCCAGGGCCGTGGCCGGCGAACGTTTGGATGGGGACCAGCACGGAGAACCAGCGCGCGGCCGACGAACGCATCCCGCACCTGCTGCGCACGCCTGCGGCGGTCCGCTTCATCAGCGCGGAACCGCTGCTGGGTCCGCTCGACATCGCGCCGTACCTGTGGGCCACGTGGATCAATGGACGCGAGCTGCCGAAGCCGACGAACTGGATCGGGCTCGATTCCAATATGTACATGCCGCCCTACTACTCCGCGCGGCTGCTACCGGCGCTCGATTGGGTGATCGTCGGGGGCGAGAGCGGCGCGCACATCCCGAGCACTCCCGAACGCCACATGGACCACGGGTGGGCGCGGTCGATCCGGGACCAGTGCGTCGCGGCTGGCGTCGCCTTCTGGTTCAAGCAGTCGAGTAGCGTGCGCACGGAGATGGGCACGGAGCTGATCGAGGTCGACGGCACGACGACCGTCTGGCGCCAGTTCCCGGACGACGCGGCGACCATCGTCACGGTCGCGGCGCCGGAACCCGTGCCGGCGTTGCCGCAGGGACAGCTGCAGTTACCCCTGTTCTAAGGAGGACGACAAATGATCATCATCGTTGTGGTGCTGGGCCTGCTCGGCCTGGCCTGGGTGTTGGGCGTGTCCCACGACGGGGCGCGCCAGGAGGCGGCGATGCGCGCCGCCCGCAAGGAGGACCGATGAGCGAGATCGAGGACGACGGCCGCGACGAGGTGGACCAGGACGACGGGTATCCGCCGTTCCGGATCGCGAGCGCGTTGGTCAACGGGGTGTGGGTGTGCGTGTCTCCGGACATGCACCTGTGCACGGCGTGCGGCCGCCCGGTCAGCGAGGACGACGCGACGGACACCCTCGACGGCGGATCGGTGTGCGAGGAGTGCGGGAGGGCGGCGCGATGATCGGACTGATCGTCCCCTTCCCCCCGTCGTGGCGCTGCCCGACCCCGCTCGCGGTCCTCTGGGAGTTGGGGTACCACGACGGAAGCACCGTTGCCGTCGTGTGGGAGGACCGGCGCGCGGGGCGCTACCGCGCGCGCCTGGTCGCCGAGGGGCAGCGCCACGAGGACGTGCACCTGTGGGGCGAGGCGCGGACCGACCTGGAGGAGGCCAAATCGACCACGGAGCGCGCGTGGCGTGAGAGGATGGTGCGCGAGGAGGTGCAAAGACGATGCACAACGGACGACACCGAGGACAGAGAGGACGCGCCATGACGACGACCGAGCGCTACGTTTGTACGATCGAGGTGCCGGGCCTCCCACCCTCGCCCAACGACCGCCTGCACCACATGGCGCGGGCAAGGCTCAACAAGCGATTTCGGGGTTGGGTGGCCTTGCAGGCGCGGGCGTACGCGCACACACATGGTGGCCCCATCGAGCGGGCCAGGGTGCGCTTTACCCTGGTCCGCAGCAACGGCAAGGCTCGCGATGCGACCAATGCCGCCAGCTGCATCAAGCCGGTGGAAGACGGCCTCACGATCCAGGGTGGCGGCGGCTTGCTCGTGGACGATGACAACGAGCACATCGTGATCGAGGTGTGTCAGGAAACCGGACGCCAGAAGTGCGTCCGCATCGAGGTATGGGAGATCATCACCGATGGCAACGACGACGAAACGACCGACGATCGCGTGGGACGCGGTCAAGCCGGGTAAAACCTACGAGGCGGCCGTGAGCGGCCGCGTCATCGCGCGCGTTGATATCGCGCGCGCACCGAGGCCACCGGCAACTACTGGCGCATCTCCGCCATGTGGACGCAACGCTCCTGGCCCGCTTGCGATACCCTGGAGGGGGCGCAGCGCCTCATGGAGCGCGCCTACACCGTGTACCGGGAGGAACAGGCGGCCCGCCGCGCGGCCGCCGCTCCGACGATGAGGGGGCTGTTCGATGGAGTCGAGTGACGAGGGCCGCAGCGTGGTCCGGATGGCGGCGATGAGCGACGAGCAGCGGAGCATGATGCTCGGGGAGATCTTCGCGCAGCTGGACCAGTACGCCGAGGCGGAGGCCCAGCTCGTCGACCTCACGCCCCTGCTCTCCGACGAGGAGATCCTGTGGGTGTGGGAGCGCCTCAGCCGCTACGACGCGATCCGGTGGCGTGCCCGCGCCGCCCTGGTGCGCGAGGCGCTCCGCCGCGTCGAGGGACGGGCGCAGCGCGACGGCCGGGTCACCGCCGCCGTCCAACAGCTCGCCGGGCTCCTGTCCATCGAGCCGCGCCGGGTCTACCGCCTGGCGCAGATCCATGACATGGTGGAGGCCGTTGGTGTCGGCGCCGACACCATGGAGATCCTGCCGGACCAAACCTGGTACGAGGAGGCGCTCGCGGCGCCCGACCCGGCCGCCGCGCTTGGCTACGCCGTGGAGCAGGTCACTGCGGGGCGTACCTACAATACCCACGATTTTCGACGCGACGTGCAGAAGGTGCGCGCCGCCAAAGGCCGGCCGCTGCCCGAGCGACCGCCGCAACCGCAGGTCCGGCTGCGGGTCAATCGGCGCGACGGGTCGCACTGGCCGGCCGGGGACGCTGTGGCGTTCGACGTGGTCGACGTCCAGGCCGTCGAGGTGGAGACGCCGTGGGGTATGGCGGTGCTGGCGATCGACGCTCAGGGCCGCATCGTCGCCGACGTGCGGCAGGGGGAGGAGTGAATGAGGATCAACGAGGAGGACGTGGCTGCTGGGGCGTGGTACGCGGACCTGTGGTACTCGATCGGGCTTGGCACCCGCGAGGATAGCGTCTTTTGGTCTGAACTGCCGGAGGAGGAACAGCAACGCTACGTCGCAATCGCGCGGACGGTCACCGCCGACGTGCTCGGGCTCGTCGTCGCGCGGCTCTCCGCCGCGATCGCCGACGGCGCCGTGCTGACCGGCCAGCGCGAGCGCCCGCGGAGCTACGACGAGGGGGTGACCGACGCCCTGGACATCGTCGGCGTCGCCCTCGGGGAGATCCGCGAGCGCAGCGACCGCTAACGACCAACCACACCGCCGTCCACCTGGGGCGGCGCCATAGGAAAGAACCAAGAGGCCCGGCCCCGCGATGGGGTCCGGGCCTCACCCATTGGAGGGACCAAAGAATGGCTGAAAGAACGTATGCCGAGCCCTGTTACGATTGGCTAGAGGCCGCGATCTATGCCGAGATCGCCACGCGCAACCGGCAGCAGATGGCGACGTGGGTGCCGCGCAGCGACGTGGAGAGCCGCTGCCAGATCGTGCCGTGCCCTGGGTGCGGATCGTTCATTCCCATCCCCAACGACTGGCCGACGGCCACGCCGTATCGCCACGCCCATTATGACGTCAACCGCAACTGGTCGGCGTGGCGTCAGGTCTTGTACGGGCAGTCGGTATGCCATCGGTACATGACGACCAACGGGGACACCATACCGATTTGGCTACCAGAGTAAGCCTGACCGCGGCCGCGCGTCTTGACCCAGGGCCGGGGGATCGATCTTTACTGGTAGCAGGCAAATCATCACGGAGGACCATCATGCTCACCGAAGGCGAACTGCGCAAACTCAAACGGCTGCAAAAGCGCCATGCCTCCCACCTCACGGTGGGGACCAATGCCGCTCGCCCGCCCCTGACCAGGGAGGAGATCGAGGATATCGGCCGCGCGCTGCAGGCGTTGTGCCTGCGGCGCGCCCACGACCACCTGTGCGTCCAGGCCTCCGAGCCCCTACGCGCCTCCCAGCTCCAACACGGCGAGATGCTCCGGAGTCACCGCGCCGGTAGCCCGGTCCTTCGGTGGTGGTCGGCCTTCGCCGGTGCGATCGGCGAGGCGACCGCCGCCGCGGATCGGGACCTGTGGGAGCGCCTGCGCTCGCTCGGGCTCTACCCGGACCCGGACGACGGGGGTGTGGAGCTGGACTGCTCGCTCTTCGCCGATGCTTTCGTCCGCGGCCGCTACGTCTACCACGCCGCCACCGACCGGATCGTCCATCGGTTCGGGCCGACGATCGCAGCGCTCTACCCGTCCCTGCTGCTGGAGCCGCTGCGCGCGCTGGCCGGAACGCTGCCTGATCACCATGACCCCCAGGAACTTAGCCAGGTGGACAACGCCCGGCTCATGGCCGCCTACGAGCTGTGCCGCGCGTACGCCATCGAGTGGCGGCGCGATCCCCGCACCCGCGCCATCGAGGTGCGGCTGCGCCAGGAGTGATCATCAAAGGAAGGACCCCATGGGAAAGACCGCCAAACGTCGCGCCCGCCTGCTCTCCCCCGCGGAGAGGGAGACGTTGCGCGCCTACCACCCGCAGATCCAGCAGGTCGTGGCCCGCGCACGCGCCGACGGCCACACCCGCACGCAGACCCTGGTCGAGGAGGTCCACGCCCGCGCCGGTGGCGGCGACACCGACCACGCCCGCCTGGAGGGCCTCACGCACCTCTCCGGACGCGTCCGCACCGGCGACGTCGGGCAGGACAACGTCGTCTCCGACCGCCGCTGGGTGCCCCACGCCGGCGGCAGCTACACCCTATCGGCTTCGCTCACCGCGTACCTCTCCGGCGACGCCGGCGTGGAACGGCAGGCACTGTCGCGCCTCAAACTGACGCTGCCGACCGGCTGGGAGATCATCGAGGCGCTCTACATGGACGCCAACCCACCCACCCAACAGGAGCTGGCCACCCGCCTGGGCGTGGCCCACAACACTATCTCCGTGCTCGCGCGTGATGCCGCCGCTCTCCTCATGGTCTACGTCCAGGAGGAGGAGTACCGGCGCGCGCTGGACGCTGAAGCACGGCCCCATCGCGGCGTCCATGCGTCGCCGAACGCCTAGTACGTGCATTGATGAAAAGAATATGCCTTAACTGATACGAGACAAGGTGCGCCGCGTCGGCGTGCCACCGTATCCAGTTCGGTCGCCCCCATCATTTTTGCCGCCACCCGGATCGACCGGTCGGCGGCTTTTTTGTCCCCGGAACTGGAGCGAAAGACCCCATGGCGTCGATACTGGAGACCGAAACCGATGCGCTAAGCCTCTATTTCAACGAGCTACGCCACCACGTCCTGCCCCCCGGACGCGAGCCCGCGCTCTGGGACGCCGTGGTGCGCGCCCGGCGGTCCGACGCGACCGACCAGGCGCGGGCCGCCGGCGAGCGCGCCCGCGCCCTGCTGATCGGCCACCACGCGCGCCTGGTCCCCGGCATCGCCAGGCGCTACCGGGGCCGCGGCCTCCCCTTCGAGGACCTGATCCAGGAGGGCTCCCTGGGCCTGATGCGCGCCCTGGAGACCCACGACCCCACCGTCGGGGCCTTCAGTACCTACGCGCACCTGGCCATCCGGCAGCGCATCCTCCGCGCGACCGAGTTGCACGGGACAACCATCGCGATCCCCCCGCACGTCCACTGGGCGCGGCGGGATCGTCTCCGGGAGCACGAACGGTTGACCCAGGCGCTGGGACGCGAGCCGTCCGAGGAGGAGATCTCGTCCTCGCTCGGGCAGACGGGGACCGGGCAGGTCGAGGCCGAGGCGGCGCGCCGGTCCGTGTCGCTGGATGCCCTGGTCGCCGCGGACGAGGGTGCCGTGGCCGTCCTGGATGCCATCCTCGATCCCAGCGTCGGCGACCCCGCCGACGCCCTGGCGCGGGACACGGACGCAACCTCACTCCACGCCCTGCTGCACGCGCGACTCTCGGAGCGCGACGCCGCCATCGTCCGCGCCTACTACGGGCTCGGATGCCCGCCCCGCACGATGGCCGCCATCGGCCGGGACCACGGCATGAGCCGTGAGGCCGTCCGGCAGGTCCTCGTCCGCGCGGTCGCGCGCCTGCGCGACTCCATCGACCCCGCTGCGTTCGGCCGCTGACCCACCCAAAGCCGCCGCACCCTCCGAGGGTACGGCGGCGTCCTCATCACGCGGTGTTGGCGCCAACACCAAGGAGCCGACATGATGACCATGCACCTGGCCGACGACGACCGCGATCCGCCGTGCACGCGCCGTGACCTCGCCATCGAGGTTGCCTACACCCTGGCGGTGCTCCTGGCGACCCTGCTGCTGTGCCTGGTCGTGACGGGGAGGCTGTGAGATGATGTGCGAGCGCTGCGAGCAGGACGACGCCGACCATGGGCAGGTGTTGGCGCTGGCCGACGCGGCGATCCCGCTGTGCGCCGCCTGCTACGAGGCCTGCCAGCACCTCGTCTACTCCTGGATCGACGCCTGGCTGTTCGCTCTGGACGCCGACGACCTGGACGGCGATGGCTACGACGACGCGACATAACAAGGAGCAAGTCAATGGACGACGTACAGACGATGCAGCGCGCGGCGGACGCCATGCGCCAGGGCGCCAGCGACAAGCGTGCGCAGATCGCGCACAACTTTTCGTACCATAGCCCGAAACCGGGCCAGCCGGAGCGGTACACGCAGCTGCGGGACAAGGCCAAGGAGTTTGCCCTCCTGATCGAGGAGCTGACCCCGGCTAGTCGCGAGCAGTCGCTGGCGTTGACGAGTTTGGAAGAGTCCGTGATGTGGGGAAACGCCGCCATCGCGCGCAACGGCTGATCGACGACGCACCGAGGCCCGCGACCCGTTGTGGCGCGCGCCGACCCGCCTGGTAGCGGGTCTTAATCCGGACATGCCATGACGCGTGGCGAGACCCGCGCGACGTTTTCACGCCAGGAGTTCCGTTCCAACGCCCGGCCGGCACGAACCGGTGGGCATCCAGGCGGCCGCGCGCCGTCGCAGCGCCACGAGCGCACCCTGAGGTCCTCCCCCCTCCGCCTCGAGTGAGCGTGGGATGCCCGCGGCGAGCATGGATCGACGCATCATCGCGTGGTGTAGCGGTAGCACACTGGGAGAGCCCAGTAGGAGCCGGTTCGAGCCCGGCGCGCGATGCGACATGGTTTTGTCCCATGTGCCCCCACGGGCATAAGCCGCCATCCAGGAGCAGCGTCATGGCTGAGGGCATCACCGACGACGACCGCGACGCCCTCGCCGCCTGGCGCCTCACGCACGACCTCGCGGTGCGCTTTTGGTTGCTCAGCAACCGCGAGTTGCACCGGCTGCACTTTTTGCGCTGGGTGTGCGAGCACGAGGCCGACCTGCGCGCCCGCGGAGTCATCACCACCCAGGAGCCCACCACGCCACCCATTATGGGCGCTGGCATCGACGCCCTCATGCGCGCCACCGCCTCACCACGGCCGACGACCGCCCAGACGCCGCACCTTGGCCGGGGTTAGCTCAACGGTAGAGCGGCCGCAGGTACCTATCCCCGCGGTCGTATGGGCGTGCACGTCTTCCCCCGCCCACCAAGCGCACGATCAGGTCAACCACACCAACGGTGCCTCAGGATCGGGCGGCTGCGGGTACATCGACTCCAGCGCCTCGCGCACCACCCGCGCCTGGCCGTTGATGTCCTCCCAGTCGTCGCGGTATTTGCCGTAGATGTCTACCATTTTCGCGTCGTCGACGTGCAACAGCAACGCCCACAAGGTGTCGTAGATCTCCTCCATGCCCTCGCGGTCGAGCGAGAGGTGCGCTGCGATCAACCTGAGATCCATGCGTTGCATGCGGCAGATGCAGTACCGTCTGAACCGATCGCGCTGTTGCCGCAGTAGGGCGTACATCTCCGGCCCGTATCCCAATCCGGTGATGATGGTGTCGTAGTGGCGTTTGATCGCCACGTCGAGGTCGTTGTCCAGCGATGCGATCGTTGCCACGCACACCGCGTAGATCGCGATGTATCTTCGTATGATCAGGTACTGGGCGCCGTATCGAGGCACATGCCGCGCCCACTCGCTGAGTTGCTGGCGCCGCAGATCCTCGTACGCCGTTGTGCACGCCGGCGTGATCGTCTCCATCAGGCTTTCCTGCGGCCGTGGCGAGAAACGTACGCCGTAGATACCGATGGCCAACACGGCCGCGACGCGGTTGGCACATGAGCTGATTTCCCGCTCGACGCGCTCGACGCGTTCGGCCTCCTCGCGTCGGTGGTCCCGGTTGCTCAGGTAGAGCCCGGCGCCGATCCCCACCATTGCCGTTATGGCGATGGTGGGTAATCCGCTCGTCCACATGCCGACCCAAAACGCCGGCCACTCCTTCGGGGTAAATCCTAGGGATCCTGGCCAGCCGGCTCCGCCTAGCCACCGTCCCCACACCCAGGATGCAAGCAGTGCCACCACGACGATCGCAATGGCCAGCACGTTCCACGGCACGCGGTCCTTGATGGGGTCGTCGTCATCCTGCATATGCGTACCGTACCCGCCATGCCCACCGTAACGGCGCGGTTATCCACAGGGCATCCGTCCACGTCTTCCCACGGCTTCGCCCGATAATCCCCCGTTAACCCACGATCGGAGCTCCGCATGCGCGTGACCAAAGCCGCCCAGAAGCGCCGCCGCGCGCGGGTGTTCCGGGGCATCGCCGCCGGCAAGAGCGTGGCGCAGATCGCCGAGGAGTTGGGCGTCGATCCGGGCACCGTTTCGCAGGACGCGCGGGCCGTCGAGCCGGAGATGGAGCGGTGGGCCGCCGACCACATCCGCGGGACGCTCACCATGGCCATCGCGACCTACCAGGCGCTCCTGGACGAGGCGTGGCAGCGCATCGACGACCCGCGCGTCGCACCCAGGGACGCCGCCGCGTGGGCAACCGTCGGCAAGAACGCCACGGACGCGCTGACCCGCCTCGCGGGCCTGGTCAAGGAAAAGCACGAGCACAGCGGCCCGAACGGCGGCCCGATCGTGACCAAGAGCGTGCGGGAGATGAGCGAGGATGAACTCGACGCCCTCATCGCAGCAGGCGACGACGGAGAAGGCCCGGCGTGAGAAGGCGCGCCGTAGCCTGCGCTACTGGTCGCTGACCAACCGCATCATCAATAAGCAGCCGTTCGCGATCACGCCGCCGATGGAGGCGATCTACGACGACCGCTCGCCCAACGTCGTCCTGCGCAAGGCCGCTCAGGTCTACGCGTCGGAGTACCTGACCAACGTCGCGCTCTACGTCGCCGACACGGGGCAGGGTGAGCGCGGCAACGCGCTCTATGTGTTCCCTAAGTCGGAGCAGGGCCAGGACTTCAGCAAGACGCGGATCGATACGGCGATCGACGCGTCGCCGTACCTGCGCTCGCGGACGCAGTCCCCGCGCAACGTCGGGGTCAAGTCCGTCGGCGAGGGCTTCGTCTACATCCGCGGGGCGCAGACGCGTGACCAGCTGCTGTCGCTGCCGGCCGACGTGCTGCTCCTGGACGAGGTCGCGCAGTACGAGCCGTGGGTGCTGCCGGCGGCGATGGAGCGGCTCGGGTCGTCCTTGCTGCGCTGGGTGCGCGCGGGATCGACCCCGCTCTATCCGGCCGACGAGGCGGCGCGCCTGTGGGAGATGTCGTCCCAGTCCGAGTACCACCTGCGCTGCTCGCACTGCGGCGTGTGGCAGCCGCTCTCCATCAAGGACAACCTCAACGCGGAGACGGCGCGCGTCGACTGCGCGCATTGCCACGGCGACATGAGCCAGGACCGCCTGGGCGTCGGGCGCTGGGTCGCCGCGCACGAGGACCGCGACTGGGTCGGTTACCAGCTGCACAAGCTGGTCAGCCCGCGTGCCGACCTGACCAGCATCGCGGCGACCTGGCGGCGCATCAAGGAAGGGCGCGCGACGGCGACCGAGGAGCAAGAGTTTTGGAACTCTTCCGCGGGGTTGCCGCACCTGCCCGCGGGCGGGACCATCAGCCCCGACCTGCTCGACGCCTGCCGCGAGGTGGACCCCGCGTACCACATGCCGAGCAGCGCCGACGGCGGCACGACGATGGGCGTGGACGTGGGCAACCGCATCCACGTCCGCATCAACCGGCGCGAGCGGTGGGGCGACGGGCACCGGCTGCGCGCGGTCTACATCGACAGCGTGCGCACCTTCGAGGAGGTGTCCGAGCTGATCGGGCGCTACCACGTCCGGCGGTGCGTCGTCGACGCCAACCCCGAGACGCGCAAGGTCGACGAGCTGATCGCCAAATGGAAAGGCCGCGTCTGGCGGGCGTACTACCCGAACTGGGACGACACCCAGCGCAGCGTGATCGCGGTTTGGAGCAAGACGGAGCCGACGGTGCACATCAACCGCACCGGGGCGCTGGACGCGGTCGCGACCATGGTCGGTCGCGGCGAGGAAGCATTCGTCCTGCCGGCGAACGCGCGCCACGCCGGCGGCGCGGTGGACCAGACGGGCTACGGCGAGTACTACCGCCACATGGGCGCACCGGTGCGCGTCCTGGTGCGCAACAAGACGGGCAACGATGTGCCCCGCTATGTCGAGAACGGCGCGGATCACTTCGCCCACGCGGAGGTGTACGCCTACGTGGCGACGCTGGGGCCGCCGACGGACACCGCGCCGGGGCTGCTGCTGCAAGGCGCGGCCAACGGATGGGGCGGGTAGAGGAGGACGGATGGCACAGCGGAGCAAACCCAGCACCCGTCCGGGCGACGCCACCACGCCGACCAAGGGCGATCGCTCGGTCAACATGGAGGCGGCCCGCGCGCTCGCGGGAGGTCGCGTCTCGCTGGACACCTCGACGACGTACCTGGGGCAGATCCGCGTCATCTTGCCGCCGCCCGACGCCGAATCGACCTGGTCGTTCGCCGACCTGGACCACGACGCGATCCGGCGCTACAGCCCCGCGCAGCTCCTCCAGATGCTCGCGGATTTGTCCCCCGACGTGTCCAGGGCGCTCTGGGACTTCCTGCGGCTGTGCAACCCCGGATGGGAGGCGACGGCGTTCAAGCCCGGCACCGAGACGCAGAGCAAGCCCGCCCAGCAGGCGCTCGACGCGTTCATGGCCGTGCTCCACGACCTCTACGGCACCGTGGACGTGCTGATCGGGCGCTTGTTCCTGGGGGCGTTCCTGCGGGGCGCGTTCATGAGCGAGCTGGTGCTGGACGCGACGGGTCGGGCGCCGATCGACCTGGCAACGCCGGACCCGTACAGCGCGCGGTTCGAGCGCATCGTCGATCCGGTGCGCGGCGCGATCTGGGTGCTGGGGCAGTACCAGGGAGCGGAGTTCGTCGAGCTGACGCGGCCGACCATCCGCTACATCCCGGTCGATCCGTTCCCCGGTTCGCCGTACGGCCGGCCACCGGCCAGCCCGGCCGTGTTCACAACGCTGTTCCTGCTGGGCCTCCTGCACGACCTGCGGCGCGTCGTGAGCCAGCAGGGCTACCCGCGCATCGACATCGCGATGGACCTCCAGCGGCTCAAGGACACGATGCCGGAGGACATCGCGGACGACCCGGCCCTCTTCGGCAAGTGGGCGGAGGCGATGTTCGCCACGGTCCGCCAGGCGTACGCGCGGCTCAAGCCGGACGACGCCTACATCCACTCGGATGTCATCTCGGTTAACCGCCCGGTGGGTGCGGTCGATTCGTCCAGCCTGGGAGCCGTCGATGGGCTGATCCAGGCCCTGGAGCGCATGAGCACCCGCGCGCTCAAAACCGTGCCCTTGCTCATGGGCATCACCGACGGCACGTCGGAGGCCAACGCCAACCGACAGTGGGAGGTCCACGCCGCCGGCATCAAGAGCATCCAGCACCTCTGCGAGACGATGCTCGAGCGGCTGTTTGGCCTTGGGCTGCAAGCGCAGGGCCTCCAGGCCACCGTGCGCTTCCGGTTCGCCGAATTGCGCGCTGCCGAGATGCTGCGCGACGCGCAGACGGAGCAGCTGCAAATCAGCAATGCCTTCCAAAAATACGCGTACGGGTGGACCTCGATGGACGAGGCGGCGCAGGCGATCGTTGGGCACAAGGCGGACCAGCAGGAGCCGCGCTACTTGCCGACGGGCGCTGGTGCGGCTGGGCAGGGCGACGCACAGCTCGCGCAAGCCGCGGCGACGGCGCAGGCCGATCCCGGCAGCAACCGCAGCACCGTGGGATGGAGCAAGGCATGAGCGAGCCACAGGACGACCAGGCGCAGGCGACGGAGCGCGCCACCCCACGCCGCACGGGCGGCAAGGACCGGCTGGGCCGGAATGGTGATGTGCGCGAGCAACACACCGCCGACCCGCGCGGCGCACACCAGGTAGACGAGCGGCAGCAGGGGCCGCGGTAAGGAGACGCCATGACCAGCATCGTTCCGGCGGGTGACCCCGGCGTCATCCCCGAGGCAGCCCAGGACCACACGGCCACCGCGAGCAACCGCTACGCCGACGTGGTGTTCTCGCACCCGGCGGCCTTGTCGACGCGGGCCAGTTCGACCGAACTGCTGGACCTCGCCAAGCGGGGCCACGCCCTCGATCCGTCGGTCTTCGACGACCACCCGCCGTTCTTCACCCAGGCGGAGATCAGTTCCAAGAGGATCGACGCCTACTTCACGCGCATGGGCGACTCGAGCCTGAAGAACTACGCGCAGGAGGCGACGGACGGCGTGAGCGTGCTCAACAGCCACCTGTCGAGGCAGCTCGGGTTCGGTCGCAGCGTGACCGGACAGTACGTGGGGCCGGGCGGCAACGGCGTCAGCCGGGTGCTCTCCGACTTTTATACGATCCCTGGGATCAACCTCAACGGCGTCAACACCGACGACCTGATCCTGGGCATCCGCTCGGGTCTGGTCAAGGACGTCAGCATCGGGTTCTACGGCGGGGTGCAGCGCTGCTCGATTTGCGGCCTGGACCTGTGGGACTGGGATTGCCGGCACGTGCCGGGCGTGGAGTACGCGCCGATTGACAAGGATGGCAAAGAGGGCCCGCCGGAGCTGTGCGTGGGCGACGTGCTGGGCGCGCACCTGGCCGAGTACTCGTTGGTCTACGACGGAGCGACGCCGGGCGCCGGGCTCCTGAAGGCGCAGCAGGAAGCGGAGGGCGGCCGGATGCGGCCAGAGACCGCACGGATCATCGAGGCGCGCTACCGCGTCGCGCTCCCCGGCATGGGGCGCGTGTGGACCGGAACGGATAAGCAGGCGCGGGCGAACCCGACGCCGGAGGAGGACACGAGGATGACGACGCCGAACAACGCGCCCGAGCCGACGCCGGCCGGGAACAACCCGACCCAGGGCACGACGCCCGCCGTGGACGAGCGGACCACGCCCGCCACGGAGACGACGCCGGTGGACCACGTCGCGTCGATCCGCACCGTCCTGGTTGAGGCCGGGATCACCGGAGCGGAGAACCCGGTCGAGGCCGTGTGGTCCCTTATGGTGGACCCTTTTGTCAAGACACTGGGGAGGGGGACTTTAAGGTGGAGACCTCTCCTTTCTCCCGCCGGCTGGCGGAGCTGTGTAGCTTGTCGTTGGTGTGTGGGGTCGCAACCGGGGCGA